AGGAGAAACACAAATGACAGATACAAAGATCGTCGTAAACTGCGAAACAGGTGAGACTCAAGTCGTTACCTTGACCAGCGAAGAGATCGCTCAGCGTGAAGCAGATGCCGCAGCATTTGCCATAGCAGAGGCAGAGCGCGTAGCCGCAGCAGAAGCTAAGGATGCCCTAAAGGCATCAGCTAAGGCCAAACTAGTGGCAGGCACACCCCTAACCCCAGAAGAGGCTGAAACTCTCGTTCTTTAATGATATACTATAACTATATTTAGACGGAGGTTTTACTATGGCACATTTTGCTGAAATTGATAACGCGGGGGTAGTCCTGCGTGTCTTAGTCGTACCCAATGAAGAAGAAGACCGCGGTCAAGCTTACTTAGCTGATGACCTCGGTCTTGGCGGCATCTGGAAAAAGACTTCATACAACACATACGCTAACGTTCATTTAAATGGTGGCACCCCTTACCGCAAGAACTTTGCGGGAATTGGGTACACGTTTGATGAAAGCCTAGACGCCTTTATCCCACCTAAGCCTTATCCTTCATGGATATTAGATGAGGAAACTTGTACTTGGAACGCCCCAACACCTAGGCCAATCCAAGAAGGAACTACCTTTACTTGGGATGAGTCAAGTTTGAGCTGGGTAGCGGATGACCCGAGCTAGAGATCGAGCCAGTGGTGGAAATAGCGGTTCTACCGCTAATCGCCCTGCTACCGCAAGTGTTGGATCTACGTACTACGACACAACTCTTGATAATTTTTTTGTATACAAGCCTTCTGGTTGGTCAGCTGTATCTCCTGTACCCGAAGCTCCAACTGGAGTTTCTGCCGTAGCAGTTAGCGGCACTTCGGCAACTGTTTCCTTTACACCAGCAAGCACTGGCCCTGTGCCGACCTCTTACACAATTACCTCTTCTCCAGGCGGGGTCACAGCAAACGGCGCATCTTCTCCAGTTACTGTAACAGGATTGTCTGCCGCAACTGCTTACACATTTACAATCCAAGCAATTGGAGCTAACGGCTCATCTGCTGCTAGCGCAGCATCATCTGCAGTCACTACCGCCAAAGGAACAGGTGGAACAATAACTACATCAGGCGGTTATTGGTATCACACATTCACTGCGTCTGGAACTTTTACTCCACTTGCTAACTTTACTGCAACAGCACTTGCAGTTGGTGCAGGTGGTGGTGGAGGTACTGGCGGTGGCGGTGGTGGAGGCGGAGGCTTTGTAAGATTAATTACAGGACAATCTGTAACTTCTGGAACAGGCTACGTAATTACAATGGGCGCTGGCGGATCTGGTGGAACCACAACAATTGGTACATCAACAACAGTATTTGGACAAACATGTGTTGGAGGTGGTCCTGGTGGTGGATATCAGGCTAGCGCATCGACTGCTGGAACATTTGCAAATGGCGGTGGTGGTGGAAACGGACAGTCTGGTGGAAATGGAAATGGATCTACTGGAAACGCTGGTACAGTAACAATTAGTGGAGTAACGTATAACGGAAAATCTGGAGGATCTGCGGGTGCCTCACCAGTAGGAAATATGGCTGGCCACGGCGGAGCAGGAGCAGCAGCAGACGGTGGATTAGCCGCTGGAAACTATGGCGTGAGTACAAATAGTACAACATGGTTTCCTGGAGCTGGAGGAAATGGTTTTCAATGGACAACAGCATTAGGTGGAAATAATAGTTATTACGCAGGTGGTGGATCTGGAGGCTGGAATTCCGGAAACAATGGTGCGGCTGGTGGTTTAGGCGGCGGAGGTACCTCTGGTGGAACGGGCACTGCATCTGCAACAAACATAGCAGGAACTGCAAATACAGGCGGCGGTGGATCTGGTGGAAGCTCTACAGGCGGAAACGGTGGTTCAGGAATTGTTATTGTTAGTTACGCAGCATAATTTTAATAACATTATTACGTATATAAGTGGTAAACTTAAAAGAGAAATAAGGAGATAGTTATGGTAGCCCAATATCCAACTGCAGTCCGAGAATATTCGGCACGTACTGACCTTGTAGACATAGTTGTTGCGGATAACGTTAACTCTTTGCAAGAAGAAGTGCGGGCAATTGAAACAGCCCTTGGTGTTTCATCTACTGGAACTAGTCCTATGGTTTCTACCTTCTCTGGTACATGGAGCTCAGCCACTACTTCTTGGACCACACTTGGCGCCCGACTCCTAAATATTGAGGCTGGCCTTGTAAGCGGATTAGGTGCGGCAGCACCATATGTTCTTAAAACTGGCGGTAGCCAAGTCCTTACTGCTACAAACGTAGGACTATCTTTAAAAACTGGTGCTGGAACCCTTGCGCTTCTTGAAACCTATACTTCAGCAAACGTTTTAGGATTTAACGTAACCTACCTTGGTATTCCAAGAGTAGGAACAAATAACGTTCTCTATGTAAATAGCTCTGAATACAACTCGTTAGTTAGCTACTCTCTTGGAGCGCTTGGAATTGGAAGTAACGGACAGGTACTAACTAGCAACGGCACAACAGCGATTTGGTCTACTCCAATATCAACATACGTTGGTCAAACAAATGGTGTTGTTACAACTGCGTCAACTAGCTCCGGAGTAGTCAGAAACATTTGGACGTCTACCAGTGCTATACCTAGCGGAGGCATTGACGGAGATATCTGGATTGTATACGCATAATGCCCGGAAGAGTACGGGTAGGCGGTACCTATAGAAAAACATCCGCAATTAAAGTAAAGGTTGCGGGTACTTGGAGAAGTGCTACTCAAGCGTATGTAAAAATTGCTGGTGAGTGGAGACAATGGTTTACCGTTGGGGCAATTGATACTTTTAACAGAACAACTACGTCTAACCTAGGAACCTCTGAATCTAATGTTCCTTGGAGTTCACGTTTTGGTACTTGGACCGCTAATGGTTCTGTTGCTGTTTCTAGCACCGCAGTTTCTTCTGGAACTGCTGGCGCACTATCCTACGTAGATTTATTAAGTGCAGATGCACTAACATCTGTTGGAGTACCTAACGCCGGTGTTGGAGCAGCATTTTGGGTAACCTCTGCGGGTTCTTGGTGGGCAGCCCACCTTACTAGTGATCAAACTAATACTACCTTTACCTATTCATGTAACTGTGTGTGTAATGGGCATAATGAAACTACTTGCAATACTTGTACAAATCCTGCTTTTGGAACCTATAGTTGCCCATACACATATGCTGCAACCGGTAGTACTAGCGCAGTTCTTCAAGGAAACGCAACACTTGTAACAAATAGCACATATGCAGGGCCTGCGTCAGCTAATTATTCAAATGTCAATCAAGGGGCCGCTACAGTAACCGGCTCAACCACATCGTATGACTACACGGCGGGAGGTTCTACCAGCTACAGATACTGTCCAGGTGGTGAGAGCTCTTACACATGCTCCGGTACTTTTCTTAGCACCCAATGCCACACCTATAGTTATAGCTGTACTGGAACCCTTGCTGGCGCATACTTGATTAGTCAAGGTTGCTACAGCTCCCCAACTGGTGGCACATATTTAGGTGCAGCAAGATGCTCAAGCACATACTACACTGCATCAATTGGATATAACTGTGATGGTGTTGGGGCCTGTCCTGCAGGGAAAATAGGCCCGGTTCCAGGCAGCACTATTGGTAGATCACAGAGCTCCTGCTACTGTGGAACTGTTACCAACACTTATAGTTGTGCTGCTTTTCCAGGTTCGTCTTTGAGTGGAACAGATTGTTATGCAAGCGTGCTAACTAGTTACAGCTGTCCTGCCGGCCAAACAGTTAGCGGATCGGGATGCTACACGTCCTCAACTTCTTATAGTTGTAGTTCTTTTCCTGGATCATACCTTTCAGGCACACAATGCTATATAAACACAACCACTTATTCTTGTCCTAGTGGTGGCTCTCTAAGCGGAACAACTTGTACAGTTGCAGCAACTTGTAATAACTCTGGTACTAGCTGCGTATATTGTGGTCAAACCACAGTATTTGTTAGTGGAGGTACACACCCTAACTGCGACTCGTATGGGTCTACTTGCCAAACCTGTAGCGGCGGATCTATCACTGACAACTATTATTTACAAATTATCTACTCTACTGCAAGTGGGTCTGCCTATACTGTCCATAGCACCTCAAGCCTGCTAGCCTCTAAACCCACAAGTATTCAAGTATCTACAAGTGGCAACACCGCAACTGTTGCCCCATATAATGGCGCTACCTCTTTAGGAAGCTTTACCGCCACAAACACAGGTACTAAGGGTAATGGCTCTGGCATCATAAAGGCATACTCAGGAATAGTTAATCAAGCTACTACGGTAGATAACTTTAATTCAATTCCACTAGACTTGCAAAACGTGATAGAATAGTAATAACGAGGGAGATAGACCATGGCTAATCCGTACGACCGTCCTGCACGTCCTTGGGACTTATTTAATAAAAATCTTGGTAGAGTTCCTGAAACAGTGGCCGAGGATCGCTATGCTATTTGCAAAGCTTGTCCAGAACTATTGCCTACAGGAAACTGTAAAGAATGTGGTTGCTTTATGTCGGCAAAGACAAAGCTACCAAATGCATCATGTCCACTACACAAATGGGAACAAGTCCGAGTCTCTTATAAGGAAGAACAATGACAACAAACCAACAGCCAGCAACTCCACCAGTTAAAATAGCTTTTGTTATTGATAATCAAGTGGTAGATGTCCTACATACAGATGATCGTTTAGGCGCTATATTTTTAAGCGACCCAGTTACTGTAGACGTAACAGATCTTTTTACTGAAAACAAGATGGTATTTCCTGGAGATACCTATGACCCAGCTACAAAAAGATTTTCAAGGGTATTAGAGCCAACTACACCTACGGAGTAAACCTATGCGTGGAGACAACAAAGAGGGCAGATTCAACATACAGTATGAACGTGGATCAAGCGTTTCCGGTACTACCTCTGAACTTGTACAAACTGTTGGTACTAACGTCGACTGGTGGATCTATGACTCAGCTAGTAGTCAGATAGACCCCATCTACGATGTGGGATCATCCGTCATATCTGGTGGCCGTAAGTGGAAAACCCCATTTACTATACCTGTGGTTAACGCACGTATACAGCAAGGTGTATCTGTTCAAAACGACCGTGGTTTCTATAACACAGATATAATGACAGTTACTATTAACGTAGATGTAATTCAAAACCACCTTAATTTTTATGGGGCAAACGCCTCTAACGCCCGCCAGCTATCTACTATAGAGATCAACCCAGATGCCTATCTTCGTGATCGTATTGTATTTAGAAACGAAGTGTTTAGTCCAACACAAATAAGCCTTCAAGGTATTATTAAGGACAAGTACACCCTAGTTCAGATTAGCTGTGAGCAGGTCAACGCCGAAGAGCTGGTTAATGATGGCCAGTTCCAACGTTATGCAAACTACCGTGCTTTTGATGAAACTACCCTATAACCCGTAAAGGAACTAAATGGCTAAGATTAGAGCTGGTGGTGCAGACCACGTTGTAAAAAAGAATAAAGATGGTGAGGTAATTGTTGATCACGCTGCCAGTGCCAAAGCAGGCAAATATGATAAGATTAACCTAACCAAAAAAGCTGGGGCCAAGACCGTCAAAGAAGGCGAAAAGGCAACCCGGAAATGGCATAAAAATAAACCCCATACGAAAGGTAAGAAATAATGTGTGCAGCATGTGGATGTGGTAAGAAAAAGGGCGAGCCAGGTTTTGGCAAAGGACCAAAGTCTAAGATGGCAAAGAAGAAGTGTAGTTGCGGTACTTGTAAAGCATGTAAGGCAAAAAAGAAATGAAGCCTGATAAAAAAACTGCTAAAAAGTCTGCGGCAAAGAAAATGTCTCCAAAGCAGAAGAAGCTTGATGTAGACAAAGATGGCAAGTTAGAAGGCTCTGACTTTGCGGCACTACGAAAGAAGAAGAAGAAGTAATGTGCTCTACTTGTGGCTGCATGAGGCCAGCAGATAAGCACGGTATGAAGACTTTAGGTGCGGCTAATAAGAAATACGCTAAAAAGTCTGATTCAAAGGCCGAGGACAAGCCAAAGAAAAAGTCCAAAAAGAAGTAGCGAGTTAGCCCCCGCAAGGGGGCTTTTTCGTTTATTATAGGGGACGACGCCAGAGAAATCTGGAACCCTGCTTGCAACACCCTGCGCCTTCCTATGGAGGAATTGATGATTTATTTAGCTCAACGGCTGCTCCGTCAGGAGACTGATGCCGATAAACAAGAGTTCATTCGTGGTGTTTCCAATCTAAACAATGATGGCGGTAAGAAAGTTATTGCTGGTTTAGTTGCAGGGTATATCATTGCGAATTGGCTCGGTAGAAATGCGTGAGCCATCAGTTCTAGATGAACTACATAGGTACCTAGAGTACAAGAAGAAGCAGGCTGTAAAGCCGTATACCAAGGAACTGCACAAGTATGCAGAAGAAAACTCTACTTGGCCAATTGAGATAATTAAGCAGTTAAAGGTCAAGTACGAAGATGGCCACCACCCAATTATCATTCCTGAAGCTATTAAAGATGAAGTAGCTGCCCTAGAAAATGATAATCGTGCCAGTGGCGCACTAGGTATGCTACGCAACTTTATGTTGGAGCACCGATAATGCCATTTTTAATCAATGAAGATGCCGCCCTTAAAACTATGCTTCAAGGCATTACAGTAGCTGATGCAGGTAATTCTGCACGCCCTGTTGCCGTATACTACGGCCAACCTGATAAAGAAATTCGTCAGCAGACCTACCCATATATTACTATTGACCTTATCTCTGTGCGTGAAGATCCTACTAGGGCGCACCAAGGCGCAGTTCGCCTTACCTACGTTCCAGAAGGTCTTGGCGTAACTCCGGTAAATGGTCGCATTAATAAAATAACTAATTTTCCAACCCCAGTTGATCTGTACTACCAAGTCTCTACTTGGGCACGTCAACCACGTCATGATCGGCAAATTGCTGCAGCCTTATTTGGTGCAGGCAGATTGCCATTTAGATTTGGGCAACTCGATATTCCTGAAGACGGCACAGCCCGTCGTCTGGATATGTTGGGGTTCTCAAAAAGAGATACCACTGAAGGCGGCAAGCGCTTATTCAGCAATGTCTATAACATAAAGATAAGTGCCGAGCTATTCCCTGAACTACTTGCTCAGGTGTACACGGTAACTCAAGACCCTACAATAACTATGCGTACAGAAATGTACAATCTCCCCACAATATCGTCATAATACCTACACTAAGAAAACAACCTAACCCTAAGGAGTAAACCCAAATGGCAACATACAGTCGCCCGGGAGTCTATGTCCAAGAAGTGGCTTTACCACAAACTATTCAGTTGCCTGACACAAGCAACGCTGTAGGTGCAATGACCGGTGCTTTAGCACAAGGACCATCTGCAACACCAGTGTTGGTTTCAAGCTGGAGTAATTTTGTAAAGACCTTTGGTGGATTAAACGATTCCTACCCAACAACTTGGGCTGCCTATAACTTTTATGCTAATGGTGGCCGCAATCTATACGTACGTCGTGTTCTAGGTGACAATGCTATTGTCGGAACAGTAACTGTAAACGACGCAGCAACAGCATCAACATTGACTGCTACAGTCACTGCAGCAACCAACCAGGCAACAACAGCTACTGTTACAGCAGCCTCTGCAACTGGTGGAGTAGTTACCTACACAGCTACTAATACTTTTGTAGCAGGACAAACAGTAACTATTACTGGTATTACTGGTACTACCGCGTTTAACCTATCTGCCGTAACAATTGCTACAGCAACTGCAACAGCATTTACTGTAACAAACGCAGCTACTGGCACAGCAGTAACGGCCCAAACCGCTACAGCTACAGCCGTAAGTAACACAATTACTTATACATCTTCAAACAGCTTTGCTGTAGGACAGACAGTGTCTATCACAGGCCTTTCTACATCAGCTTTTAACATCACAAATGCCACAGTTATTACTCGCTCAGCTACTCAGTTTACTATTACAAGCGCCGCTACAGGTACTGCAGTAACTGGAGCTACAGCTACAGCCACTGTAACTATTAACCCAGCCTCAGTATTTCGTGTTGACGCACTTAATGCAGGAGCTTGGTCACAAGACTATTCTGTTCAAGTAGTTCCTGCAGGAGTTTCAACACGTTTTGGACTTAATGTCTATTACACATCTGCTACCGGAGTTACAACTCTTGTAGAGTCTTATACAGACTTGAGCATGAGCCCTACTGATAAGTATTTCTTCCGTTCAGTAATTAACACAGGTTCTTCTCTAATTAATATTACAACTACAGGACTAGACGTTACAAAGTTCCCTTATACAGCAGCTACCGCACCAACAGCAATTACTGGTGGAGCTAATGGTTCTGTACCAACACGTGCGCAGTACGGCGCGGTATGGGACTCATTTGATCCAATTCAAAATCCTCTAGTTATTTACGCAGCAGACGCGGCATACATTGAGGCATCAACCTCATTGATTCACGGTGATGCAATGAGTTACGCACTTTCACGAAACGACTCATTTGTTGTAGTAGATACGCCATCAGGCCTATCAGCAACAGCGGCTAAGGCTTCCGTAGACGCTACAGCAGCAGCAGGACCTGGTGCAGAGCATATTACTGCAGCATATTACCCTTGGGTAAATATTCCTGATACTAACAAGATCCCTGGCGTAACACGTCCTCAGGCTCCTGGTGCTATCATGGTAGGTCAGTATCTAGCTACAGATGCAAGCCGTGGTGTCTATAAGACTCCAGCTGGTCTTGGAAATTCTATTGCACTTGCAGTATCAACTGAGCACTTGTTTACAAATGCTGAGCTTGATGAGCTAAATACTCGCGGTAACCCAATTAACGCAATTCGTAACGTCCCTGGCGCCGGCATTGTTGTTATGGGTGGGCGTACACTAGACAACACTCCTAATAATCGTTACATCAATGTTAGACGTTCACTGCAGTATATTACGACACAGTTAACAGATCTATCAGCATTTGCCATATTTGAGAACAACGACACTTTCTTGTGGCGCCGTCTTGATACAGTAATTAGCAATTTTCTTTTAGGATATTGGTCAGAAGGCGGACTTCGTGGCAACAGCCAGAACCAGGCTTTCTTTGTAAAAGTTGACGAAACTACAACTAGCTTTACCGATATGCAAAACGGTCGAGTTAACATTGAAGTCGGCGTCGCATTAGAATACCCAGCAGAGTTCGTTGTCATTAAGCTTGGACAACTAACCGGAAACGCATCAGCGTAAAGGAGATATAAAAAATGACAACACCAGTACCAACAACAGCAGCAACTAATTCAGCAGTAGTTAATACGCTCAGTAAGATGCTAACCGATCCAGTTCGTAACTTTAAGTTCGTAGTAACTTTTGAACCAACAGGAGATGGTGTAAAAACCAACGCAACAGATTTTGGCAAAAACTTTGGAAAGCTTGGATTTGTATCCATGTCTGGCCTAACAGTTTCTACAGAGTCTATTGCATACCGTGAAGGTGGCTACAACACAAACATGCACCAGTTACCTGGTCAATCATCGTTCACACCTATTACATTCTCTAAGGGTGTAATGCTTGGTTTGAACGACAACTCTCTGTGGATGAAGAAGCTATTTTCAGTTCTTACGCCTACAGCAACTGGTGGCGTAGGTTCTAACTTCCGTTGCAACCTAACAATTCAGGTTCTTAGCCACCCAAACCCAGCAGCATATAAGGGAAGCGCATCAACAGCACAAGATGCTAATACCCCATATGACCAACATACATCACTTCGTTTTAAGGTGTATAATGCTTGGATCACATCACTTTCCTACAGCGGACTAGACGCAGGTTCTAACACCCTTATGGTGGAAGAAATGACTCTAGTTCATGAAGGTTGGGATGTACGTTACGCAAAGGACTACACAGTCGAAGGAACAGCACCTATTGACTTTACCAAAAACCAATCGTTCGCTTAATATAAAGGAAACTACAATATGTCTAATAATACGGTTATAAATGCGGGTACAAATCCTGATTTGGCTAATAAGCTAGCAGCAAATGCTATGGCACTTGGTGATCAGGAGGCAATGGTTAGGGCAGAAGAGCCTAAAATTACATTGCCTCCTGATACATCAGTAGAGCTGGCCGGAGGGCTGTACAACCCCTTTGAAGGCTTGATTACTACTGCTGAGGTTCGAGAGCTCACTGGAGTCGATGAAGAAGCTATATCTAAGATCAATGATACTGGAAAAGCTCTTTTAAATATTTTAGAAAGAGCTACTGTTAAAATTGGTGAGGAAAAAGCAACAAAAGAACTACTAGATGCAATGTTTGCTGGAGACAGAGAACTATTGCTACTGGCTATTAGAAAAGTAACATTTGGTACAGAAGTAACTGTTGGGCCCGGTAAATGCCCTACGTGTGACGATGACCAGACATTTGTTATTGATCTAGATAAAGATGTAAAGATTAAAAAATTAGATGGCGATAGAGAATTTGCAGTAAAGTGCAAGATTGGCACAGTTGTAGTAACACTTCCTAAGGGTGGAACACAACGAGCAATCGTAGACTCTGTAAATAAAACTACAGCAGAATTAGACACAATTTTGCTAAAGAACGCAATACTATCAATTAACGGGGAAGATGTAATTAACCCAGAAGTTGTTAGAAATTTAGGAATGAAGGATCGTAGAACAATCCTTGAGGAAATCACAAACCGAAACCCTGGACCACAACTCAGCCAAATTAAAAAAGAATGTACGTCTTGCGGCTCGGAGGTGCCATTGCCACTAACCCTGGCAGATCTCTTTCGGGAGTGAGACTGACTACATAATGTTGCTTGGGATGTATGAGCTGTTAACGCAGATGTACCCCGGGTGGACACTTACAGAGATTCGTAACCTTAGCTCTAGGGAACGAATTAACTGGCTTGAAAAAGGAACTAACAGGTTAAGGCGGTGATTTAAATGGCCGATAATTTGGGAGTCGCAACAGATGGCGACCCAGGTTTTGGTAGCGTAGCGGGTAACGACGCTAGCTTTGACGACTTTGGAAAAAACCTATTAAAGCTATTTGAAAAAGTATCAAAGTACATGGACGGCATTGCTGAGCAATGGGACAAGATGTCGGACAGTGTTAAAAGCACAACCGACAACTTGGGTGGCAAATCTTCTGGCGGTAAAATTGGTATGGGTGGGGGATTTACCCGTGCTCAAGTAGGCGCAGCTGTAGGAGTTGCGGCCGGCTCTATGTATTACAGCATGGCCCCAAATACCATGGCTGCCGTTACTCAACGCATTGGCGCAGATTCTTACGCTGGCTTGGCCGGCATGTCTTCACGACAGGCCATCTTACAAGCAAATAAACAAGTAGGTGGCGGAGCCACAAGCGCCATGTCACCTGTCATGGCACAGATGGCCTTAATGTATGGTGGCGGTTACGGCGCAGGATCTAAAACATCAAGTAACATTATGAGCCAAATGGCTGGGCTAAGTGCGCAGTCTGGTATGTCAAACGAAGCCGCTGCAGCATCTGTTGCAGGAATGAATGGCATGAACTTTCTACGCGCAGGCGTACGTATTCGTGATAATCAAGGAAATTTAAAACCTATATCTCAAATTGTTAACGATGTATATCGTTTTCTATATCGTGGGAAACAGATTACTGCAGAAGAAGCAGATCTACTTTACAACCCAGGGTCTAGGTCTTACAATACACTTGTTACCCTAACAAACGGTGACCAAGCCTTAATGCAACAATTGCAGTCAGGTCTTCGTGCTAGAGCAAAATCAGGCTCTGCTAAAAAGTACACTGCGGCAATGAATAGCAAAGATCCAAATAAAATGTTGGACCTTATGGGCTATGATAAAAGTTCTCCTACTCGTTCTAACTTTAGATATAACAGCAGTGAAGCTAGAAAACTAGCTGCAACTGAACAAGGTTTAGTAGGCGGCTACAATGTAGCTACAAGAACTACCGCAGCAGTTAATGATGGCTTTAGTGCATTAGCAGATGTTCTTGGTCCAGTCAATGATGCTTTGATGACTTTTAAAGGTATTTTGCAAACTATGCCTAACGCAGGAAACACCGGAGGTGCCCTTGCAACAGCTGGAAGTACTGCCACAAGTTTAGCCTCTTCATTTCTACAATATAAATTACTATCTAAATTTTTAGGCGGTAAAGGTGCCGCCATACCTGCACTAGCTACTGCTGCCGGTAAAAGCGGATCATTACTATCTAAAGCAGGTCCGGCACTTTCTTCAGCAGGAAAATTTTTAGGTAAAGGACTACCGGTTCTTGGTGTAGGTTTATCTGCACTTGGTGGCTACCAAGATTCTAAAAAGAAAGGCGGCTTTGACTGGGGATCTGTATTTAAATCTGCAGGTACCGGTGCGGTTGTTGGTGGTGGTATAGGAGCACTAGGGTTTGGAGCTGGTGCAGGTCCTGGCGCACTTATAGGTGGACTTCTTGCTGGTGGAGGTAACGCACTAGGTCAGCTATTTGGTATGCTGGGCGGAGAATCCAGCAATGGAATGAACATTGGTCATGCCTCAACTCCACAAGGAGCAACTGGTGGTGCAAACCATATGTGGCCTGTGCCAGCAGCAACACCTGTGTCTTCAGAGTTTGGTCCCCGTCCTGGCGCGGCAGCAAGGGCTGCAAAACAAGGGCAAAGAATTAGTTCAAACCACCACGGAATAGACTTAGCGGTTGCTTCTGGAACACCTATTACTGCAGCCTCAGAAGGAAAAGTATCAAGAATAGGTAATGATGCAAATGGTTATGGAAGCTACGTAGATATAAAACACCTTGACGGAACCTCTAGCCGCTATGCTCACTT